CCATAAAAGGCATTGATTGCATTTTCAATTTCTGAATAAGTACCGAACTCATTGTAGCCGCCAACAACTAAGATCTGCTTTACAGATGGATCAGCGTCAATCTGATTCAGAAGCATAAGAAATGAGTTGTTGGAAGTTGAAAAAGAAGCACCGCCATTGCTTTTGAGAGTTACATTATCAATAGAACAGTAATCCAAAAAGTGTTCTGTCCATGGAGTAATGTTTCCGTCCGGGGTATACCCTACTGTGTAGCTGTCGCCAATAATGATAGTTCTGCCGCTTAAATCAAATAAACCGTCTCTTTTTTCAAGGTTAGAAATCAGTTTACCCTGTTCTGTTACTGTATTCTTTAATGGAACAATTTCATCTGTCAATATTTTTTTCGTTGCATCATCAACTACTTTTCCAATCTCTCCGGAATCTAGTGAATCTCTAATTGCTTCATCAATCTGCTTTTGTGCTGTTCCTTTTATGTCTGACCATTCTTTATGATCCTCTCCTGCCTGCTTTGCCACTTTTAATAAGTAGTCTAAATTCATGTCGTGCATGGAACTGTGAGGGTACGTACTAATCATTATGCGTTCTCCTTTCTATCAATAAACCAGAATCAGTAAGTCACTGGCAAACAAACCGGTGCAATAATCTATAAACGATTGCTTCCTTAGTTGTAGTTCACTTTCTGCCATCTGCTGAGAAGTTGTAACACCTATGTTTCCATGAATCTGCCCGGTATGGATCGTAGAGCCCTTTTCCGTATTTTTTTCAGTTCGCCCATACTCAACACTGTTTACGTCCTGTCCGGAAGTCTCCAACTTTGTAGCACTACCATAGGATGTAATTTCTTCCTGTGATGGCTGATAGTTTGAAGAATCAAAAGCACTCACTTTTTGTTCCATCGTGTCAGACCCGCTGTTTGAGGTTACTGAACCACGTCCGGCTTTTAACGTGTTCGTATCACTACCGCCTGTTACAGTGTTTCGCTCAATGTCCGGTGAATCTGTCCAAGTCTCCTGCCTGTCATAGTTCTCAATTGGGTTATAATCTTTCTTTAATGTAAGAAAAACCCTTTCAATGGAATCCTGCCATTTTTTTGACCATGCCGGAATAGCTGACTGTTTCATAAAATCACCGTCCGGATAGAGTGGTTCACAATCCCCATAGGATAAAAGCAAGCTGTCAATAAAGTTCTGTTTGTCAGCATCTGCCGGAAAAATCATGTGATCGAATAATGTCTGGTCATATTCATAAAGTCCGGCTATCGTCATTCTATACATTCCCATGTGTTACACCTGCCTTTTTGTAGTCTCTGATTTTTACGTTCAGATTCAAAGTGGGATAAAGTCTGTTTGCCATGTCAACTCCTGCCTGCATTGTTTCTAACCATGTAGTAAGTCGTGTCACAGATTCTATATCGTTTTTTTCAGTTTCCATAACATTCAAGCGCTCTTTTTTATCGGATCCGACAGACGGAATCCCAACTTCTGTATCAAACTGGTCAAGAAGCTTTTCAAACACTTCAATCAATTCTTTTG